GGTTTCTGGCTCTGAGGTCGAGTTCCCAAGTTTTGTTCACCCAGACGATTTCATCTCTGACTACTTCGTTGAGGTGATCGCAGTAAACGGAGAGTGGAGTAACTACTTGAAGCTCTCAAAGGATCCAATCTACGGTCAATTCTTCGATGAAGCAGGTCTAAGATCTTCAAGATCGGCCGACTTCTTTGCTCTACGAGAGATCAAGGTGATTAGCAGAACGATCGGATGTCTGATCCCTGACTTCAAGGATCAACGTGGTCTGACTGTGTCGATCGATCGTCTGGTCAATCGTCTCTTTCCAACGACTGGGATCCTTTGCGCGCTTGATATCAGAAAACTCGACCTTATTGATCTCGCAAATGGAACCTTCACAGATTCAGACGTTGAGACTCACCGAGTCGATATTGTCGGCCATGGTTACGATGAGCTCAACGCAGGAAACGTGTACATGGCAGATGACGGCGGCTTTGAGCAGGACGGAGTAACGGCCGCAGACCCAACTCCGCTGATCGATACTCTGAGTTACACTCGCCCGGCAGATGATGTTCTGATCTTTAGCATCACCAATGACTTTGGATCGGTAAGCGGAGAGATCACTGAAGCAAACTTCTTGCTCGGATTTAGAGACAATACTTCAACTCTGCCTGTTCAGATTGATGACACGTATGTGATCGATCCTGGAGCGAACGATTACATCGTTGCGATTGAAAACAGCAAGCTCTATCAGGCATACGCAAAGGGCTTCCTCAAGACCGGTGACACTACGCTAGACGACAGCTTAACCGTCCACTACATCAAGGTGACGGACAATCTATCAGTCGTACCAGACGGAGAAACTGAGGCAGTTAAGTACATCAAGCTGACCTTTTTCTCTGATAACACTCTTCTAAACCAAGTAGGAGTAACAACGACTACAGTAGTATACGATGGACCTGGTGCAGGCGACTACTTCTTGAGAGTGACTCTCGATTCGGGAGCAGAGTTCAAGAAGGAGTTTGATCTAACCACTGACTTCCTCAGCTTTGAGATCCAGCAGCCAAATAAGCTAGTGCTTGAGATCGATCCTCTCAACAAGACGATCGTCGATGAGTTTATCAAGGTGAACCACTATCTCAAGGCGCAAACGACCAGTGGTAGAACTCGACTGTTGAAGATCATCTCAATCACTAAGCCACCTGCGAGCTTGAGCCCAGGCAACGACTTCTACACGGTAACGACGATGGCACCGAGCACCGAAGAGGTGATTGGTCTGGACACGACGAGTAACACGATCCAAGTTTACAAAGGGATCTATAACTTCGTCACCTCGCTAAAAGGTCAGTACATGAGAGGATTCAAGATCCGAGAGGCTTCTCTACCGAGCACCAATGGCGGTGCCGCAAGACAGGATGAGATCCTTAGCTACCTCTTTGAGAACACATCTATCCCTCAAACCTTGGCAAATGGTGAGCTAGTTGACTTCAGATATGTTGTCGATAGCTATGAGGGTCAGATCACACAATCCTCAAAGTACTACTTGAGCAAGCTTGCAGCGATGCATGGCCAAGCCATGGCAATCGTTAACTCGCCATCGGTACAGCAATTTGAAAGATCAGTGGATCCGAGCTTCATTGATTCGGCGACCAAAGCAGTATCCTCTAGATTGATCTCTGAGGGAGGAGATCTTAGCCTCAATCCGAGCTTCACCTTCAAGTTCGGAGAAGAGGATGTCAACGGAGTGCCCCTCTCTTCTTACTCTCACTTTAGCTTCCCGAACCTAATCGTCAGAAGTGGTAGCAAGAACATCTCAGTGCCGCCTGCAGGTTATGTTTCGAACCTATTCGTGAGAAAGTTCAAGAACGGAACTCCGTTCTTGATTGTAGCCGGTGGCAGAAGAGGAGTGATCAATGACCCGGAGGTGATCGGAATTGAGTACGACCTCAGCGATGAGGATCGCGCTTTCCTTGAGCCAGTAGGACATAACCTCATCGTGAGAAGAAGAGGCTTCGGTATCATGTTGTTCTCTAACAACACCGCATATCAGAGAATCAACTCTGCTCTAAACAACGCTCACGTAAGAGACAACTTGTCGACCATCGAGAGAGATATCGAGAGGATCCTCTTCAACTTCCTCTTTGACTTCAACGATGAGATCACAAGACTCAGAGTAAAGACGATCGTCCAGAACTACCTAGATGCGGTCGTCTCTGCAAGAGGATTGAGCTCTTATGAGGTAATCTTCGACTCGTCGAACAACACCGAGGAGGTGATCTCGGCAAACACCGCGATCATCGATATCTTGGTTGACTTCCCAAGAGGAATTCACAAGTTTATCAACCGAATCACGATCACCAGAGTCGGTGGCTCGCTCAGCTCAGAATCTACTGGATTCATCCCAAGCTTCTGAGCAAACTAGTAAAAATGACAAAGGGGCCTTTCGGCCCCTTTGTTGTTCTTTTCGATTCAAATCAATCGATCTTATACTTCTTACAAAGATCATCATAGATGTGAGTCAAGCTACGTTGGATCTTTGATCGCATGGTTGCTTCCATCTTTGCGCGACGATTCTCAATCACTCGTCGAAGAAAGGAAGTGAGATGACTGTGCAGCCTATCGGAAAAACTAAAATCGTAGTGATAGACTGAGTTAAGGACAGAGACTGTGTTTCTGTCGATGACGATGAAGATCTCGTCCTTTCGAATGTAGTACTTTTCTGAGATCGGCGCCATCAGGATCTCAGAATCAGAGTCAGTAGCTAACAGCTTGATGATCTTGACGCAACTTTGCTGTTCAGCGGATAAGTCGGCCGAGTCAAATGAGGTTGGAAATGAGGAAACTTTGACGTATGTCTTAGAAAAACGATACTTGATCCTTTTTCGAAGGCGTTCAAAGTAGCTCATCACTCAAACTCATCAAGGTTAACCTCATCTTCGCTGTCAAGAATGGCAATGACCTCATTTGAGAGGATGACAAAGTGTCTCTCTCCCTGGTACTTGATGTCAATACCTGCAAATCGATTGAAAAGGACGATGTCGCCCGGCTTAACTAGCATTGGGTTGTGAGACGAACCATCTCCACAAGCAACGACTCTACCAATGTTTGGGCGTTTGACCGCTTTTTCAGGCAGCATGATGCCAGCGGCGGTCTTTGTCTCCTTTTCGCGAGGACGAACTAGGATTCTTTCGTATAGGGGCTTCATAGGGTCACTTGATTTTTTTTGAGCTCTTGGAACTCAACTCGATTGAATCGAAGAGGGGAGTAGTTACTAAAGAAGTCTGTCAAGGCGGTGCGAATGCTTTCCGGAAAGACACAAGTAGCGAGTCGCATCAGCTTGATGTTAAAGACGAGGTGCTCCCTTATCTGATTGAGCTGTGTCTCGTCAGAAGTCTTTGTAACTATACCAATCTGTTCGACACAGAATAAAATTGCGCTCTCATCCAGTGAGTCTAGCTTGTGAATGAGAGAGTCTCCAAACTCATAGCTTAGGGCAAAGATGACCTTCGTTGCCTTTGCTGGCGACATTCCAGCAAGCTTGGGAATGTTGTCCGACTTGTCACCAAGCAAGATCTTGGTAAGGAATTCGTGATGAGGCTCGATCTTCTGCTCGACATAGCCCTTTTCCTTAAGCGCCTTGGTCAATTTCTCCATCGGAGACGAAGAATCGAAGGAATCTTCGAGAGAGAAAAAATCGTCGGTTTCCGAAGATTCAGAGACCCTCTTGAAGAGCTTGTGAGGAGAGATGAGTCTCTTAAACTTGTGAGTCTGCTTTGGCAAGATGAGGACCACATTTTTTCCATTGCCGGTGACCAGCTGTTTCAGGTCCTGATCGACCGAATAGATGATTGTGTCTTCTTCTGACGTCTCACACAAGTGAGCGATGATATCGTCGCCCTCAGTACCTTCAAACCGATAGACGTTGATCCCACACTTTTCGTTTAGGATCGGGGTAAGAACCTTCTGAAAGTAATCAAAGAAGAGATAGTGCATCTCCTCATATCGACGGGTGCCTTTATAGGTGAACTCGCTGATCTTTGTCTCTTCGGTCTTAAAGAAGTTAGAGACGTATTCCTTTCTCCAGCTCTTTGAATCAAAGACGACGTGAACCGATGACACGCTTGAGCTAAGAGGAGCAATGAGAGAATTCAAGTAGGTAAAACAGAAATTCCTGAAGGAGACACGAACTGCCTCCTTCAGGATATATCCGTTTTCACTAAAGAGATCGTTGACGTAATACGTGTCACCGACGAGTTGATCACGAGAAGTAACGTTTTTCGTTACTGAGATCGCGACGTTTATGAACGCATTTCCATCAAGAATCAGTCTCATCAGCTATTGGTGCTAGTAGCGGCCGGGTCAGGCTCGGCCGCTGTTTCCGAGGTCGAGGTTTTCTTGATGACTCGGATCGCATTGGCCAACACTTCAGACTCAAGCAGGTTAAACGAACCTTTTACTTGAGCAAAGTTGGCTGACGCAATGAGAATGAAAACCGCCTGGTTGACGTTCATCGTCTTTAGGAAGTTCTCGTATGCCAAGTCGTCAGTGTAAGAAATAGTACCAAAAAGCAGGTTTCGATTACCTGTTTCTTGAGATTCTTGTGGAGCCTGCGAGTCTTTTTCGACTTCGGTCGTGGCTTCGGTGGTCGCGTTGTCTGACATGTAGTGTGAGATTTTTTTAGAGGTCCTTGAAGAGGTCGTTGTACTCATCGTCCTCATTTGAGGAAGCGACCGGCTCTGCTGCCTTGGCCGGTGAGCTAAACTCAAGATCGTCAGCTACGGTCGAGGAAGGACGATTCGATTGGGTCGGCTTGAGCCTGGCTCGAACAAGCTCATTCATGCGAGCGTCCTTGCTCTTCTCAAGAATGCGCTCAATGATCTGTCGTTGAGGAATGGTAGCAACGATCATCTCAGCAACTTGGTCGTAAGTCTCGTCCGTCCACGGTTGGTGGAGATACTCATCCAGCTTTGGAGTGTTCTCGGTGAGGAACTTCTCGACGAGCTTTACCGACTTTTCGTCGTTCTTTACCTGAACGAGAGAGTCATCGACCTTGAAGACGAACGGCGTAACGTCGTCCATGAATTTTGACTTGGACCAGTCACGATACTCTTTCGTCTTCATCCCAACGACACAAAGGAAGTCC